ACATGCTTCTAAAGCTGTAGCGAGTTCTGCTACCGAATCAATTGCACCAATACCATCAATGGTATTGGTAAATGTACCGATTACAACAGTCATTGCTGCATGTGCGCCACTAGAAGCAACTGTAAAAGTCGCTGTTTCTGTGCCGCTATTCATAATACGTAACGCAATAGCTTCGTCCGAGGTAGCGCTGACGAGTTTATCTGCCTGCGCACCAGCAACCACAAGAGCCAGCACCGCCAAAATAGTTCCAATATACTTATTCATCTTTTTTCTCCTTCGCGGCCTCCGCCGACTCTTTTGCTTTAATTTCAGGTTTCTTTTTCTTTTTAGGACGCCCCGACCGAGCTTTTTCAGGAACTTCAATAAACCCAACTTTTAAAAGTTTTTCACCTACTTCAGCACTGACTCGGACCGGTTTGTGCCCTTCAATCCTCTTATTATAAATCTCAGGGTTATCAAAAAAAGGAAACCGTTTAATCAATCTTACAAGCATTTTATTCTCCTAATAGTACTGGGATGGAGTAACCACCCCAGTACTATATTAAGACTTACGCAGTGTAGTCAGCGCCATTTACGCCAACATTCTGAGCCACTACACACATATCCGTATTCTCAACAGAGAAGTCGCAACGTGTATGAATAGTAACTTCCCACTTATCTGAGCGAGGAACGCGATCCCATTCAATCGTAATAGAACGCTGAATGAAATAAATGAGGTTTAGAAGAGGCGTAAGCCAAATCGAGGAACCATCATTATAGGTAGATCCACCAACGGTGTACTCCAGATCCGTCGGGAACAGCGGAATTTCAACCTGCTGAATACCAAAAGGTTTTCCGCCGCCGCCCATTTCACGGAACTTAGCCGTTACATCGGAAGCCGCTTCAGCACCAAGCTGAGTCAGATCATAATTCCATTTATCCCAAGCACGGCTGGAACAAATCCAACGATAATCAGGACCAGCAACGCGATAGCGGGCCGGAACTGCGCTCTTCATTGCATAATAAAGAGCCGCACTGACATTAGCGCCTTCCGCATCAAGTAACTGAGCGGCAGGAACTGGGCCATTGTTAGAAATACCGGTTTCCAGAATACGCTGGAATCCATCATTTGCACCCATAAGACGATTTTTACGGGAAGTACTTGCATTCTGAGTAATCGTAGAATTACCTTCGAGTGCCAGCATTTCCAAATCAATCGCAATACGCTTCGTGAACATATTCAAGAGCTTGTCGCGTACAGATTCGCCTTCAAGATTATCTTCAAGGAAGTCACTGGTGATGTCAAAACAAGACCGGACTTTGGAAGTATCGTAGTCAACTTTAGAAGCCGTGGGCTTAAAGGTCGAAGTGCCAACTGCATCTGTAGATTCAGAAACAATATCACCGATATCCATTTTGTTAATTTCACCGGACGGGAAATCAATCCGAGCGACACGAATATTCTTCAAAAGTTTACTCGTATCTACCACCAGATCAATAAACCGATCAGCCTGCTGACGGGACAAAATAGAATTTGCCACTTCAGATGTGTCAATAGTATCGGCCAGAGCCGCTTTAGAGAGCAGACCTTCGATACTTAATTTTCCTAATACTTCATTTCCAGCACCCATGATATACTCCTTATCGTTTGAACGGCCAGACCGCGCCACCGAATACATCATTCGGATTAGCAGGTTTTTCTTCTTTTTTTATTTCCTCGGGAATTGTCGAGCCAACAGCGGTTTTCATAATACTGTCAACCTGACCCCTCAATCTTAAAACTTCTTCCTGTAAATCCACTTTTTTGATAGAATCTACAACTTCAGTTACTTCGCTTTTTGCCATCTCAACAGCAGCACTCTCCGCATCCAGACTCATAACAGCCTCAGATTGTGCGGTGGCGATATCTACTAGTTTAGAAACGGCTTCGCCCATCTTAACAATGTTATCATTTACAGTAGCGACAATACTATCAAGCTTTTGCTGGACAGATTCGACAACTGTATTGGTGATAACAGACAACTTATCAGCAAGAACCTGAGATAAAACGGCTTCTTCCTGCTTCATTGTAATAGGTGCATCTTCGACTAATTTCTCAGTAGTCCCTTCTCCGACAGCATCCCCTTCTCCTGCTTCAATTGCAGGTTCAACGGTACTTTGTTCGATTGGGGTGTCGCTGAGTTTGGACTCATCGGAGTCGGCAACTTGGTGGACGGTTTCGTTTTCAACGTTGCTGGCATCAGTTGCCTCCTTAATAGTTTCAGTGACCTCAACTTCTGTGGCCTCCGCATTCATAACTTCTTGAGAAGCCTCTTCTACGGAAGTAACTTCTTCTTTTTCAGTCTTCTTAACTGCGTCTTTCATAGACTTCTCCTTATTCTCTACTGCTAAAGTTTGGACTTTACCGCCCAATAACTTTTGCGTCAACCTAAAAATCTCATCTTTTTCCGGTAAATCTAAAGTGGAAGCATCTAGGACTCCAATAATTGCTTGAACTCCCTGCTCTACACCTACTGTTTTCAAATCATTGGTAAAGGCCTCAGTGCCTGTTTGGAGATATACAAATTCTCCGTCAGAAAGTTCAACAAAATCTTCATCCTCATTATCAAAGCCTTTAACTTTTAGCCACTCCTTAGAAGTATTCTTATCAAATAAGCCGGAAGAAAAAACAAATCCGAATAGGCCATGATCTTTACCCGACTTGACAGTGCGCACCATTTTGTCATTTACAGCATCCATTATGGCACTTTTCATAACAGGGACCAGCATTGCATTAGGATGTTGCGGCGAAAATACCAAAGAAATTTCTACCATTGATACCAAAGCACTTACTTTTTTGCTGATTTTCTTGCCAAGATTCAAAAGTCCCATAACGGCAGAGCCACTCCATGAAAATCCTGTGAGCTTTTTCCGCAAAACACGTTGCCAAACTTCAGGGACTTCAATACTAGCTACTACCCAAAGACCTCTATCACCGGATGCTGCATTAGGGATTTTTTCTTTAGGAAACAAATCAATAATTTCATTAGCTTCAATACTTTTTACAGCCCAATACTCATTATTATCGGGGATTTCAAGGATTTTAACTAACGTAATGTCCTGACATTTACCAACCGGAATAGCATTCTGGTTTTCATCAGTCCATAGTTTGTGATTATAAAGGACTGTACCTTTTTGAAGGAAAGACTTAATATCAAAACTTTCAGGCGGAAAACTCTCAAAAGAATTATCTTCAGAATTGAAAGATAAAAATCCTTTAACTTGGCGCTCATCCCCACGAATAAAATTACCAGCTAATGTTACATCCTGCTTTTCAGTATTTTTCATAATTTAACTTTTAGCCTCCTACCCATAAATTGTCAACTCTAAAATCCATAAAAGAGGGCTCTAGTGAACAACGACATCCAAAAGAGTCTTTATCTCTAATACCGGGAGAAAACACTCCTGAAGGGAATTTTTGATTTAGAGGAATCCACCCCACTCGTGCATTTATTAAATGTTCATCTCTAGTTCGATCATCATAGACACAAATCCAGCGCTTTCGACTTATCTTAGAGTTAAAAAAGACATCCCATCTTGCTTGAGAGTAAGCAAATCCAAATTCTCTATTAGCCACTAAAGATAGTCTCCAACCCCGCCACCTATAAATCCGCTTTTTTACGTTTTGAAATTTTTTTAGCCTCAATAAGTTCAAAGAAGTTAAAACGAAGAAAGTTGCTGACTGTCTAGCTCTGATTTTTAGAGACGACTCGATAGAAATAGGCAGTCGAAATTTTGGGGCTGTACTGAATTGAGGATAAAAACCTAAAGATTGATAAGCCGACTCTATCCCAAATAAATAAGCCGTGCGTAGAAGTTTTAAAAACTCCTGCTGAAGCAGGTGTATAAAAATAGCCTGATCCCTCTTTGACATCTTTCCATTAGAAAGAGTAAGTTGAAGATAGAAGTTAGAAATTGCCGGAGAGATTATTCGCCTAACTGCTTTTTCTCTTTTAAATCGAGACTCGCCAATAGAGCTAGAGACTGAAAACCATCGAGAGTTAAACTGATTGAAAGTAGGCTGAGCTTCTGCAATTGATTGCAGAGAGGCCCATTGTACTCTAATACGCTGTAGATTCATTACCTTCGCCAGCCCCTATCTCTACATTTTGGGCCATTACACTTCCTGAAACCGCATCTGCCATTTCATCCACAAACTGAATTCCAGTGATACTGGAGATGAATAAGCGGTCTCCGCCATCAACTTTAGGTCCAAGATTATTACGTAATCGGACTTCGTTTAGAGTCAGCAGTCCAGCATTCATAACGTCAATGTCTTTTTCAAGCATCTCTACCCGCTGGGCAATACTATAAGGATTTAGAACAATCCCCGCATATTTAAGACCAAGCCCTTTAGCAAAGAAGGTATTTAACTCCCCAGACCAGCGGATCTGATTAGGGATTACGAGTCTTTCAATATAATTACGTTCCTGCTGATCTCCTTTTCCAGAGCCTAAAGAAGCAGTCTCAGTAATACCAATAATTGCTGGAGATACTCCATGACTTACCATAATAGAGATTTGATTAGATTTTCTGACGGTCTCATATTCTGTAGAAGTTCCGCTGGTCTCTAATCTCTCGAAATGAACATCAACATCCCCTACTGCCGGAATAGGAATTACTAAAGTCTTATGAGTATCCCCTTTCACATCCCTAGAGAAATAAGCCATAATGAGATTCTTTACATCTTCTGATAAATCTGCGCCTTTAATGATAACCGCATATTGAGGAATAGCGTTATGATCAAAGTACTGCAAAAGGAAATTACGGATATTTATATTGCCTAACATATACCCAATAGCCGGAATATAGTCAGGAATTCCATAATATACACTTTTAGGGTGATACTTCGGAATATATAAAAGCTCAGAACACGCCCTGCTTGCATCCGTGGTAATCTCAAAAGTGTCAACATCCCGTAGATTCCAGACAGCATTATCCCAAGAACCGTCTTTTTCTATATCAAAGTCTTCAGGAACACCATAAATATCTGCTCGATTTGCTGATACTACTTTCCGACCAAAGGGCTGGTAAAATCTCTTCTTTCCGTCAGCTACTTCTTCAACAAAACCTTCAAAATTAGGGAGAATTTTAATTCTCTGTGCTTGAAGATGAGATATATAAGACGCTCTCTTATCCATAGACCGGACCACGTCAAGACATCCCCACCCAACGGATTCAAAGTCTAAAGATACTTGCTGAATAGTCCCATCAAATTTATCATATTTATTACAGGTGGTTTTGAAGTCCTTTAATATAGCGACTTCGGCGGCAAGTTCTTCATCAGTAGGCTTCAATTCTACATCTTTCAAACCAAAAGTGTAAGCTCTACCAAGAGTGTCCATTGTTTTAACTTCGCAACACCGGAAATGAATCTCATCAGCTTCTAAGAATAAAGCCAATAGATTAGGATCAAAAGGAGGATCAATGGGAATATACTCTCTGCGCTTGGTCATAGCCTCAGAAGAAAATTGACTGGACCTAGCGGCAATCTCAGATTGAACTACCTCTGATTTCATTTTTGGAATCAATTTACTCTTTTGGGCTAAATCTTCAGCCGCTATAATAGTATTATCACCCATTATATAAGCTAAAGTTACCAGTGGGACATTAGATTTTTCATTTTTTGCCATAATAAAACCTCTTAGAAATCATCCAGAATATTAACATCTTAAAATCTCCTGTCAAGCGGATTAGCCGATAGAAATACCTGCGAGGGTGTTTGATTGAATAAATTGCGACGCAAGATAATCGTATAAATCAGCATGTAGACTATGGTCTTGGCACTTACTCCAGCGCATAGTAGTGTTTCCAGACCTATCTGTTTCCTCTTGACGGACTGAAGAGGTCATCTCATCCACAAACCCCCCGTTATAAATAGACTCAAAATTAGTAG